GAAACAGATGGAGGGGCTGGTGCTGCTGGACGATCTGGATTCCACGGTGCTGGCGGGGTACTGCTCCATGCTGGCCCGGCGGGACCAGACCACCCTGCTGATCGGTCAGCTCATGGACCGGCTTGGCGTTCAGGACTCGGTGGAGGCGGGGGCCAAACGGCGCAAAAAGGACGCCGCCATGTCCGACCGGCAATGGGAGGATTCCGCCAGGACCGCGCCCGCCATGACCCCGGACGAGCTGGTGGAGGCGGCGGCCAAGCTGGACGCCCTCACCGGCAAGCTCCAGGCTCTGGAACGGAACATCCTACAGTACGCCGAGAAATTGGGTTTGACTCCTTCTGGGCGGATACGGCTGGCCCAGAAGAGGGCGGCGGCCGCCTCGGAGCAGGCGGACGACCTGTTTGGGGACTGACCACACATGATTGCACCTTGCAAACCGAATACAGACTGACGGGAAAATATTTGAAAAACCTCTTGACTTGTTGCCCGCAACATGATATGCTGTTGCCCGTAACAAGGAGGTGGAATGGTGGCACCTGAAAGCAGGGCCGATTACTTCAAGGAAAGACGTAAAAAGTATAAATCGTTCACGGTTGAGATTGAACGTGAGAAAATGGAGCGTCTTGAAAAAAGCCTGAGAGATAACGGCTTATCAAAGGCCGAATGGCTCAACGGAAAAATTGATGAAGAAATCGGCAAATAAAAAGGACACCCGCTGCCCTGACAAGCATACGCGAGTGCCCTAAATCACCACCCGAAGGAGGCTAAATCCATTATAGCCCAACCTCCGGGGAATTTCAAGGAGGTTTTTCAGAATGTCAGAGATTGAGAAGATCCAGCGGTACATCACGGAAACCAATGTCAGCACGGAGGACACCGAGACGTGCTGTATGTACGTCAGCGAAATGAAAGCCCTCTACGACGATCTGCACCGGGACGCTTTCGAGGCCATGCGCCTGATCTTTAACTATGGCCGAGCCAAAGGCTACCGTGCGGCGAAGGCGGAGGCGAGTCGTGGGTAGATTTATTGACCTGACAGGCCAGCGGTTCGGGCGGCTATATGTACTACACGAGGCTGGTCGTAGTGCATCTGGCAAAGTTTTATGGCAGTGCCGATGTGACTGCGGGAACGAAAAAACCATTGTCGGTGGGGACTTGCGAAGTGGGCGAACCGCTAGTTGTGGATGTTATCACCAAGAAGTAGTGACAGGGCAAGCTACGGTACACGGAGCGCGATTTTCGAGGCTGTATCGAATCTGGTGTGCAATGAAATACCGTTGTGACAGCCATTCTGCAAATAGATATGCAGATTATGGGGGACGTGGAATCAAAGTATGTGCAGAATGGGAACATTCATTTTCTGCATTTCAAAGATGGGCCGTGGAAAATGGTTACTCAGATGAATTATCTATAGACCGAATCGACGGTGACGCTGGATATTCCCCTGAAAACTGTAGATGGGCTAACGCGGTGACACAGGCCCGCAATAAAAGGTCGAATCGAAATTTGATATTTCAGGGGACAACACAATCTGTTGCGGCATGGGCGGATGAAACAGGAATCCCAGCCGGAACAATTTATTCTCGACTTGATCGCGGCTGGCCCATTGAGCGAGCCTTGACTGAACCAGTCCATATAGAGAAACATAAAAAACAATAGCGCCTGAGCCAGAGTCCAGAGCCCTGAGAGGCCGGAGACCAGAGCCTGAGCCATTCCCAGCAGTCTGTCTGCTTCGGTTGGCTCACTCTGGTCTCTTTTTTGTTGGGAGGTGATGGATATGGGAGAACGATGGAAGTCCGGGCTGCACCACCCCACGGCGGTGTACGCCAAGCAGGTGACCCAAGGAAAGCTGCGGGACCAGTGCTGTAAGTACGAGATACTGGCCTGTCAGCGGTTTCTGGATGATCTGCGGCGGCAGGGGACGGACGAGTTCCCGTTCATATTCGACACCACGAGGGCCGACCGCATCCTCCACTTTTTTACCCACTGCATCCAAAGCCGGGGGGTGGAGGCGGGCCAGCCCATCCAGCTCCAACCCTGGCAGGTCTTTGATTTGTCCAACCTATACGGCTTCGTCCATCGGGACACCGGGGCGAGGCGGTTCAAGCGGTCATACAGCAAGGTAGCCCGGGGAAATTTCAAGAGCACCACAAAATCCGGCCAATGCCTGTATCACATGTGCGCCGACGCCATGTACCCGCCCTACCGGCCAGAGCTGGCGGCGTTCGAGATGGAACCAGAGGTGCTTTGTGCCGCTGTTGACCGAGGCCAGGCGCTGAGAGTTTTCGGGGATGCTAAAAAAATTGCCCTGGCCAGCCCGGACATTGCCCGGCGGCTCATCATTCCCCGGTCTAACCCGGTGACTCACCGAAAGCGGGGCGGCTTCATGCGGGCCCTGTCTAAGGACACCAGAAACAAAGATTCCGGCGCACCCTCATATGCGGTGGTTGATGAATACCATGCCCATGTGACACCTGTGGTATATGACCTGCTACTGAACAGCTCCGGCAAACGGCCTCAGGCCCTGCTGGACGTGATCACCACCGCCGGGGACGACGCCCAGTCCAAGCCCTGCTACGCAGAGGAGACCTATGCCAAGCGGGTTCTGGAGGACGCTTCCGTAGCGGATGAGAGCTACTACATCATGATCCGGGAGCTGGACGAGGGGGACAACCCCCACAACAAGGCAGTGTGGGCGAAAGCCAACCCCTGCCTGCGCTACCCCAACGACTATAGCCGCTATCTGCTGGAGCAGATTGAGGCAGAGTATACGGCGGCCTACGGCTCCCACGATCCCAACAAGATCCGGGCCTTTCTCACCCGGCGAATGGATTTATGGCAGACGGGCAGCGTCAACCGCTACCTGGACGAGCACTGCATGGCGCTGGCCAAGGCCGCCCAGGTGAGCCGGGAGGAGTTCGCCGCCCTGACGGACGGCCTCCACTGCCACTGCGGCTTCGACCTGGGCAAGCGCATCGACCTGTCCGGGGTTGGGGCGGTGTTCCCCCTGCCGGACGGGCGGGTGGCCATCAAGGCCCATGGCTTCATGCCGGAGGGCGGGGCAGACCGCCACGAGAAAACGGACCGGGTGCCCTACATTGCCTGGGCCAGGGACGGGTACTGCACCTTGACCCCCGGCGATGTGACGGACAATAGCTATGTGGACAACTGGATCTGCGCCGGCGAGCGGGACCACGGCTGGAAGGTGGATGAGGTGGACTACGACGGCCACAACGCCACCGATCTGGCCATCAAAATGAATCAGGAGCGCAACAGTGAGGATTTCTGCGCGGAGGTGGCCCAGACCTGCGTGGGGCAGAATCTGGCGGTGAAGGGCTTCCGGGAGCTGCTGCTTCAGGGAAAGGTGGTGCTGGAGGAATCTCCCCTGCTGATGTGGTGTCTGGCCAACGCCATCGAGATTCAAAACAACTATGGGGATATAAAACTGTCCAAAAAGCATAAGGACGACACCGAGCGCATCGACCCCGTGGCGGCGGTGATGAACGCCCTGGCCCGGGTGCTGGTGAAGCGGCCCCCGGACAGCGATATCAACGAGCACGTACTATCCGACGATTGGGGGATTTGAGATGGAAAATTTAGGCGCAAAAGATCCTGAGACAACGCGCCGGCCAAACCGCGCAGAACTCTTTTTGCGGTGGCTCCTGCCGCTGCTGGGGCTGTATCTGGATGATCTGCTGATGACGGCGGCGGGCGTCTGCTTTACCGCCTCCGCCGCCACCGCTTTCGGGTGCAGCGCGGCCCTGGCTGTGGCGGGGGCCTGCCTGCTGGGCTATGGCGTCCTGGTGGGCAGGGCCCGGAACAGGCGGTGATGGGATGATCGTATCCAAAGCCCTGGCCTCCCGGCCCCGGAACGGCGCGGAGGTGCGGGAGCTGGACTGGGAGCAGGTTCAGGGCTGGTTTCAGCGGACCTTTTTCGCCGGGGAGGACCTGCCCTCCAACCAGCGCACGGCGGAGCAGGAATCCCCCATCGCCGCCGCCCACCGCATCCTCACCAACGCCATGAGCGTCATGCCCATAGGCATCTACCAGCGGCGGGACGGTGGGCGCTACCCCATGGACGTGCCGGAGCTGGACTATCTGCTGAAGGTGCGGCCCAACGCCATGATGGGCCCCGCCCTGTGCCGGAAGGTCCTCATGAGCAAGGCGTTCTGGCATGGGGTGGGCTATCTTGGCATATTCCGGGACCTGCGGGGGCGGATCACCGACCTGATCCCCCTGCCCACCGAGGGCCGGACCATCCGAAAGGACCCGGACTCCGGCCAGCTGTGGTACGACTTCACAGTGGACGGCCTGACCCGCACCTTCGCCCCCTCGGACCTGGTGATCGTGTTTTTTGACACCTATGACGGTCTGTATGGCAAAGGGATGCTGGCCCTGGCCAAAGCCGCCATCGCCGCCGATGCTGGGGCCCAGCGGTACGGTAAAAAGTTCTACCAGAACGGGGCCAGAATGAGCGGCATCGTATCGGTGGACACCGACCTGGCCCAGGAGGGGCGGGACAAAATCAAGGACTCCTTCCAGCAGTATGCCTCAGATTCCATGTTCAAAGTGGCGGTGCTGGACCGGGGCATGACCTATACCCCAATCGGCCTGAACCAGAGGGACGCCCAGTTCATTGAGAGCCGAAACTTTACGGTAGAGGAGGTCAGCCGGTTCACCGGCGTCCCCCAGTACATGCTTCAGAGCGGCAAGCAGGCCTATAACTCCAACGAGCAGCAGCAGCTTGATTTTGTGGTCTCCACCCTCCAGCCCCACGTGACCCAGTGGGAGGAGGAATTTCAGTACAAGCTGCTCACCCAAAAACAGCTGTCACAGGGGCTGTACATGCGCATGAACGTGGCGGCCCCCCTCCCGGGGGTCCACCAGAGTCGGAGCCCCTTGCGCT